ATCGCAGGTTCAAAAGTTCGGCCGCATAGACGTTTGACACTTGCGCCGCTCTGGCCAGCACAAAGATTCCGCTCAAAGGCAGAGGGATTTGGATTTCGCGCGCGGATGGCTGAAAGGCCTGCCCCCGCCTTGCCGCCCGTGCCTGTTGCCGGTTCATGTCCGCACCATCCAGTAAATGCCCAAAACGGGCGGGGTTGTGTCGATCGGGTCGCCGTCGCCTGTGGCGGCCATGGTTATGCCCGTGGTGGCGCTTCCCACCGTGCCGCCTGCCGTGGCGCTGTCTATGCTGATCCCGGTCGTGGCGCTGCCAGTGCTGCCCGCGGCGGCTGAACCCACGTCTGCGCCCGTCAGGGCGGAAGTCGCCGTTGCGGTTGCTGCAGAATGGCTGTGCCCGGGGTCCGTGACGGTGTGGCTGTGCGGGCTTCCCGTGAAACCGTGCGAATGGCCAGTATCGGTCAGGGCGTGGCTGTGGGCCGGGAGTTGCGCTTCTGTGAGGGTGAGGGATGCCGAACCCGCAAAGGCAAGGGCGGCCACGTCACCCGAGCCGATCAGCATCCGGTTGGACAGGTCGGGCAGATCAAAGGTATCCGTGGTTTCGCCCCATGTGCCGCCGATGATGGCATAGAGCCGGGGATAGCCATCCTTTGTCAGGGTCTGGCCGTTCAGGAGTTTCCAGCCTTCGCCGGGTTCGTCATTCGACAGGGTGGCGATGATGGTTCCGGGCGGGCAGATCAGGTCAAGAATGGCCGACATGATGAAGCGCGGGTCGTTTTCAACGTCATAGGTGCGGGTTCTGGTACGGCTGAACGTGTAACTGGGAATCTTGACCTCTGACATTACGTCACCATCCAGCTACCACCGCCCAAAGGTTCGATGTCGTTGGTGCGCTGGCTGTGGCCAAGGCGAAAGGATCGCGGGCCTCCCCCATCGGAGGCGGCTTTCTTCTCCATTTCCTCTTCGTATTCTGCGGCAATCTCGGCGTAATCCAGCCCGAGGGCGCGGCGCAGGCGGAACGTCATGCCCAAGGACAACAGGAAGTCATCCTCGAAGGCTGGCAGGTCCGTGTCGGCGGTGAAGGCGGGGCGCCTGACCTGCGCCAGAGGGGCAACGCCGGTCTGCGGGTTGATCCGGTGCAGGGCTTCGGACTGCTCTTCTCCGAAGACGGATATATCCCATCCAGGGGGCTCTTCCCAAGCGGCTTGCTCTGCAATCCATGCGGTGATGTCCAATTCGGACGGAAGGTCCACATAGCCATCGCGCGGCACCAGCGGCGAAAGGCACGCGGGCGGTGTTGCCGTCAGGTCGTAATCCCCGGTTTGGATCAGGGAAACCACCGGGTATTTGGTGATATAGTCGATGGTGACAAGTTCGTAATTCGTCGGGGTCGGATCAATCCAGATCGCGTTGTTGCGGATGCGCCAGCCCATCTGCGCGGGTTCGGCCGCGCCACCAAAGACCCAATTTGCCCAAGCCTGCGGGGTTGCTGGACCGATCAGCCCCATCGGCCAGCCGCCGCGGTGTTCGGTGTTGGTGATCATGCGCAGGAAATCGGGCGGCAACTGATAGGCGAAGCGCCCGGGCACAAGGGAGAACGCCCAGGTTGATTGCAACTCGGACAGGCCTTGCACAGAACACTTGCGCAGGTATTCCCGCATGGTGTCGGTCGCGGCGGCCCGCAGGATCTTGGAAATGCGCGTGTTGGAGGAAAACAGCGAGGTAGGCGCGGGCGCCGTGGCGTCCCGCTCCGCTGCTTCTTGCGCAATTTCCAGAATCGTGCGGGCCATGTGCGTTACCGTTTGCGAGAGGTCTTGAGGCCCAAGGGGTCATCTGCGGAAGGCGCTGGATCCGACATGTCCAGATCGTCGTTGCCGTCCACAATGCCGCCCTCAAAGAGCCGGGTTTGGGTCGGTTCCGGCAGGTCTTCGCGCGAATCCACGGCGATTGCCTGCTGACCGCCCATGCCTGCCTGAGCCTGCTGCGTCACGCCGCCCTGCATCATCAGGACTTTCACCTGCCCCTGCAGTTCAAGATTGGCGCGCTCTGCAGCCTCGACGCGGCGCAATAGGGCGTCCCGCTCTTCGGTCGTGGCCGTCTCGGCTTTGGCTTTGGCGATCAGATCGGCGTTGTCGGTCTTGGAGGCCAGCCAGCGCACTGCCAGCTTGTGCGCGGACCGCGCGTCCAGCCCCATGCCGTTGATGTGTTCGATGGCCATCCCGGCGAGGTCTTCGATGGAGCGCAGGTTGTGGACCGTCAGCATGGCGATCTGGCTTTGCGAAATCCCCGGCAATTCGTAGAGCGGCGTCCCATCGGTGGGCACGTCCTCGTATTGCTTGAACATAGCGAATTCGCGGGGGAACATCGAAGCCGCCTGCTCTTCGGAAATGAAGCGGGTGGCGATGGTCAGGCGGTCGCCTTTGGGCATCTTGGCGATGCAGAGCCGCGTCTGATAGGTGCCGTTCAGCATCGGGTCGGCGCATTGGATGCGCACCTTGGCGTAGAAGAATTGGATGTTGAGGCCGCCGGTCCCGGCCACTGGCCCCAAATGGCTCGACAGGTCGGCTTGGGTCATGTCGCGCGACATGCTGCTGCGGGGCGGGGCAGAGTTGGCGCTGTGGCCAAATGCGATCTGGTTCATTGGAGGGGTTCCCTGTGGGGTTGGGTCAGAAGGGGCGACGGGGGCCGCCCCTTCGTGTGTCTGCTGCCGATTACTCGGTCAGGACCGCGTTCAGCATCCGGTTGCCGCAGATCCAGTTGCCCATGCCAGCGATGACAACGGTTTCGGAATCTTCGGTCAGCGGGCGGCGCGGGCCAGACAGCACAACGTTGTTGCGCTTCTTGTGCATGATGATCTCGATGGTATCGAGATTCAGGAACTTCATGCCGGTGGGTGCAAACCCGCCCATGCCGCCGTCATAGACAACGGGCGCCATTTCGAACATCAGGTTCTGGAAGCCAGCCCCTGCCAGCTTCCGATCCATGAACCGCTGGTTTGCGACCAGAGATTGCGAGTAGACCGAATAGAAGCTGTTGTCCGACAGGATCAGGTTCGGCTTGTCGGTGCCGCGCGACGTATCCAGGAACAGGGCAAGCATGTTCTGGTAGATCGTGTTGGTGGACGGTGCCGCACCGATGGCCCGGCGCTGGTTGTCCCACCAGGTCGAAGTGGTCGAACTGATCCCGCCCACGGTTGCGCCTGCGGTTTCGGAAACCAGAAGGCCCAGGCCGCCGAATTCCTTGCCGCTCGAAGACGTGCCGTCGCCATGCGCCGACGAATGCAGCTGGTTCACGATGGTTTTCTCGGCGTGCTGGACGCGCGCCTTCATCATGTCGATGACCTGTTCGGGGCCATCGTTCATCAGCATTTCCAAGCCGGAAATGGAGACGCCACACGCATACTGCTTCCACGGGTATTCCGCAGAGGTCAGAACTTCCTGACCGGCCACGTTCAGGGCTTCGCGCCCAACGTACCATTGGAAGTTGACGTTTTCGTCACCAACCATGATCGGCGTGGTGATGACGCGGCCGCCGCCAATGGTGCGGTCATTCCCGCGGCGGCGCATTTCGTAGTACAGGATGTTGTTGAGTGAAACAGCATCAGCAATTTTCTTGCGACGGTGTGCAAGGGTCGCCGTCACCACTTCACCCCAATTCGGGTTCGACATGATTTACTCCATCATGCGATCCCGCGTATCGTGTTCTGCTTTGGCCTAGATTCCGGCAAAGCGCCGGAGTGTGTCTTCGAGGCTGGCAGAGGCATCCAACGCGGGGCGACGACTGGCACCTTGGCCGGTTCCGTCTATGCTTTTGCTGGCATCCATGGCGCGCTGTTTGCGCTGCGCATCCGCTGCCGCTTTCTTGGTGTCCACCTCTGGCACAACCGGCGTCGCTTGTGCGGCGGGGCTTGCAGGCACGCCCAAGGATGCGCGCAATTCGCCTTCAACTTCGGTGTAAAACTTGTCCAGATCGGCCAAGGTCACTGCAGCGCCGGTGCTTTTGACATGGGCCTGTGCTTTCGCGGCAATTTCTTGCTGCAGCCGGTCGAACAGTGGCCGCTTCAATTTGCCATCAGGACCGGCCTCAGTGCGGAACCTGACCAGATCATCCATGGCGCGATTCTGCGGGGCATCCGGGCCGATTTCATTGCGGGTGGCCTGCGCCGCCTTGAGCTGGCGGTTCTCTTCGCGCAGCGCCTTGACCTCTTCATCTTCGAACGGGTCGGCTTCCGGCTCCGCCGCCGTGACAAGCTTCATGCCCAGCCGGTCGGCCACCTTGCCCAGCAGTTCGGCCGTCTGTTCGGGGGCAAACTGCGTCGCAGCCCATGCCAGGTACTCATCGGGCTTGGCGTTGGCGAAGGCGTTCAGCTGGATTAGGCGCGTCATGGCCTCTTTCGGCGTCGCGCCATGAGCCTGCAATTCGGCTTCCCTGCCCCGGAAGATCCCCATGACTTCATCGGCCGCCGTGATGCGACCAACCAGAGCCGTGCGCCGGTCGCCGTCGATTCCATCAAGCAAAGCGTCCAGATCGGCGGGCGCGGTGGGCGCTGCCGCATCGGTCTTTGCCTCCTCACCTTCGGGCTGGGGCGCCTCTTCGGTCTTCTCTTCCTTTGCCTCGGCGGCAGGGGCGGCTTCTGCGTCCTTGCCTTTGCGACGCGACGTAGCCTTGTCCACAAGGTCGAGCCCATCCTCGACCGAGACGGTGGTGATTTCCCGCTCTTTCAGCGGTTCGGAAAACACATCGTTGTCGTCGTCTTCATCCGATGCGGCCAGCGCCTTGCGGATGATGGCCGCCGTTTCGTCATCGCCGTCTTCATTGTCGATCAGTTCGATGTCGTCTTCGAGGTCTTCGTCGGTTTCCAGATCGCGCGCGGGCATGGGTTACTCCATCGTGGGGTTGGGATTGGTCTGTGTTACGCCAGAGAAGGACTGGCGTGCGGCGTCATTCAGGCTGTTCGGTAGCGATGGCGAACGCCTGCATTGCCAGAGTGGCCGCAATCAGCAGCTGACCGCGTACCATATGGCGGGTGCGCTGCGCCTCGCTGGGGGCCGTGCGCAACTGAATGGCCGCATCCAGTGTGCTGATCAACTTTCCGCCAATGCGGTTGAGGGCCTCGCGCAAACGCTTCTCATCATCGGTTTCACCGGCGCGGCCCGGCAGCAATCTCGGGAGGGGCTGTTCCTTCGGGGGGGTCATTTGGCGATCTCCATTCCGGCGACATCAATGTCGCCAGCATCATTGGTATCTGTCTGTCCGATCACTTCGACGGGCGGGCGGTTCAGGGGGTCTTCTTCTTGGGCGCGCTTGAAATCCTGCACGAATTCGCGCTCCCATTGGCGTTCGGATGGTGGCGGCGGTGGGGCGACGCCTTCGTCATATTCGGCCAGATCATGCCGATCCATGAAGGTGCGCTTGGCCCTGCGATCACCGATGATTTCTGCCGTATCGGTCTTGCCGGTCACAAACTCTTCGAACTTCGGCGCGATCTGTGGCGATGCGAGGTGTGACCGGGGTGGTGCCTCGGGGCGGCAGTTGTGCGGCCAAGGCTTGTCCAGCGCATGCCAGGCACCACAGGTGTTGCAGAGGCGCGAGCGGCCCGTGCCGGCCTCTGCGCTGGCCCCGAAGATCCGCGCGTATTCGTTGCCAAGGTCTGACATCGCAAGGCGAGTCATTTGGGCGGCTCCGTCAAATAGCCGCGCCTTTTCCAGCCTTCGAGCGTGTCCCAATCTTCCGCCAGCATATCGGTCTGGCTGGCCAGCCACGGCACGAACTCGTTGCCTGCAGTTTTCATGCCGATCCATGGCAGCATCTTCAAGCCGCCTACGATTTTCACGCCCACATCGTAGTTTTCAGGCGTGACCAGCTTCAACCACATGCCCTTGCCGTTCCACCCGCCACGGCAAACACGCTCACCATCGCGCATCGCGCGGATTGCATCGCCGAAGTCCATCAGACGCCCTCTACCGGCATAGATCGCCATTTCATAGGTCGCCGGTTCATAGGTCGCCACAGACATATCGGGTTCGGCAGGCATGCCCTCCGCCGGTTCATAAGTCTGCGAGAATATTTCGCTTTTGATCGGACAAAACTCCCCCTTCACGCCCTTGATGATCCAGTCACCCGGATTGGCGCGCATTTGGCCTTCCGGCGTGTCGATCAGGATGCATGCGCCCATGGCGTCGTGGGCGCACTGAAAGCTTGCACCGTTCGAGCGCATCCAGTTCTGGATTTGATCAGCTTCCGCCACGACTGCGCGAGCCTCGGCTTGCCATGCCGGATCATGAAGGCCGGTGAATCTGTCTCTTTCATCTGGCTTGAAAGACGGCACGAACTGCATAGCCTCGATCACAACGGGTTTCTTGCGGTAGAACGACATGTGGGGATGTCTCCTTCTGTGGGGTCATTGCGGCGCTTCGCCGGGCTCTTCTTTCTTCGAATCCGCAGCATCCTCGCGGTCGATGTCCTTGTGCGCAGCATCGGTCAGCATCTTTGCCCCGGTCAGCGCCAATTCCTGCGCGCGGTCGGCTTCCTTGTCGGCCATGCGCATTTTCTCGACCTCGATGTCCACTTGGGCGCGGATCTTCGCCACCTGGACTTGGACATCTTCCTTCTGCTCGCCCTTGGGCGCTTCATCGGGCAGCTGCGAAATCATGCCTTCCAGCGTGCGGGATTTCGGGAAGCCGCGAACGCCGAACATCAGCAATTCCTTCGCGGTCTTCATGTCAAACTGGCCGGTGGCAATCAGCGGCATGATCTGCTGCACGAATGTCGAGAAGGCCCCCAGAAACTCAACACGCGCCTGCTTGTCCGATTCCTCGTCGGCCAGCACGGTTGAAGATGTCTCGATCGTGATGGTGATCTTGCGCGTCAGGTCATTGCGCAGGCGATCATGCACCAATTCGAATGACGTGTCCGGCAAGGGCTCTTGCTTCGGCGGCTGGGGCGGCGGCGGCAGGCTGGCCGGGTCGAACGGTTGCCCCGCTTGTTGGGCGGCGGCCTGCGCCAGTTGCGTTGCCTGAGTGTAGGCCTGCATTGTCTGCTCAAACTGCATCGCCTCGGCCTGCGCCTGCGCGATGATCTGCGCACGCTCCGCCTCTGTGTCTGGAATGTCCAACCCGCAAATCTCGGCCAGCCGCTGCGTGTCGAACATTTCGACCGTGACCTCCAGCATGATCCTGAGTAGATCGCGGGCATAGACGGCCATTTGGCGTTGCTTCACTGCCAGGCGCATCCCGGCGTACTTGCCCTTTAGGTTCTGCGCGGAGGCCGTCTCGCGCGGGTCGCCTTGGGCGCGCATGATGTCGGAGATTCCAGAGGCCTCAAACATGGCCTGCTTGGCACTCTCACGCATCGCCTGCAGCGCCTGCACGCACTTGATCATCGCATCGAGCGGCAACCACTGGATGATATTGTTGGTGCCGCCCTTCTCCATGAGGGCAATCCACGATTCAACCGGAATGAGTTGGTTCTTGCCTTTCAGCAATTCCTTGACCTGATCGGCCATTGTACCGGGGAACAGACCGGCAACTGCCATCACGTCCAAAATCTCGCGCATCTTGCGGGTGGCGATGTCGATTTCCTTGGCGCGTTCCTCGTAATAGGCGATGTCGGGCCGTGGTGTCATGCTGTCGCCGCGCGTGGTGGCCATCAGCGGCTTGGGCATCGGGAAAAAGTTTTCCAGATTGAGCGGGTCGGCGATCTTGTCGAGGATGACGCCTTGGCAATCGGGCGACCACCAGATGACGGATTTTGTCTCGCGGTTCCAGATTTCCCAGACAATCGCGGTGTCAAACGGGTTGGCCACCGGGTCGCCGGTCGTATCAACCGCACCGGTCAGCGAGCGGTTTTCGCGGTCATCATCGGTGAAACTGCGGGATTTGTCCTTCAATCCCTTGTTGGAATAGCTGAATGCCTGCGCCTTTTCGGGGAAACGCTTCTCCACCTTGGAGCGCGTCATGGGCACTTCGAAGGCGATCCATGGCATTTGGTCCCAGCCGTGCGCCGGGGCGAGCAACAGGCGGCGCCACTCGCAGGCGCGCGGCACAACCTCTTCGCTGGCCTTGATGCTTTCAACGGTCGGCTGTCCGGTCAGGGGGTCAACGCCGGGCTGTTCCTCAAATTCCGCCCGATAGAGAACCCGGGCCGCGCCCCGGCCGGGAATGAGCCAGTCATCCCGCACCCGCTCCAGGGCTTCATCGAGGCAGGTTGTCGTCACCAGCCATTGCGCGATGCGCTGCCCTGCCTCGGCCGCCATCAGATCGGTCTTGTCGCTGCGCCCGTCGCCATGCCAGCGCCGCTGCACCACGGGGATTGGGGTTTCCGAGAACACCAAAGGTTTCAGGACTTCGATATTCGAGTGAATCAGCCCGGTCAGATCCGTGATGGTGTTGTTCTTGGGCGCATCCGAACTATCCCCATCGCCCGCATCATCGTCGGGGCCGAAATAGAGGCGCTCCGCGTGCATCCCCTCTTGGCGAAAGCGGCGTTCAAACACCATTGCGGCATTGATCTGACGCTTCCAGAAGTCGGCGTTTTCATCGGGGCCAAGGCTTTCCGCCTCGGTGTCTGTTTCGGGCACATCAGGGCGCAATTCCGTCACTGGACCGAATGCAATGGCGTCTTCTGCGCCGGGCCCCATTGAGCCAGCCGCAACGATGTCGCGTTTATCCATGATCAGCGATCCCGCCGTGCCTGTTCCTCGTCATGGCGCGACCATAGATCATCGAGGCTATCCCCGTGCGGCGAGCGTTGTTTCTTGGGCGCGTGGCCCGCCACGACACGATCGAGGCCGCGGGCAAAGAGGGTGGCGGCGTCTACCGTGTCATCCTTCCGCCCGGTCGGGAATTGCAACAATTCCGTCTCGAATGCGTCCAGATGCACAAGGAGGCTGGAGATACCTTGTCGCGGTGGGGAAGGTAGAACTTGCCCATTGCGGCAAAGCCCAGGAGCGTTTGCGCGCGGCTCGGCTTGTCGGTTGTGCTGGCGATCTGCACCCGATCGACAAAGGCCCTCTCTGCCATCATCTGCGTCTTGATCAGCGGGCCTACAGAATTGATGATCTGCCCGGATTCCTCAAACCACCGAAGCGGTTTCCACTTCTTCACCAGCCTGATCCAGTGCGAAATCCACTTGTCGGACTCGGTGCGGCCGCGCCACATATCCAAGAGGAAGATATTCATTTCCCGGTCAATACCCCAGATCATGTGAACGGTCCAATCTGGGTTGTCGCCCTGCCCTTCCTCTTTGGTCGCATAGTCGCTTGAGCCGTAGATTTGCAGGCCTGTCAGGTCGATCTTAGTGGGGTCAAAGCGCGTGATGTGGTCGAGGGTGAACATCAGCCCTTCTTGCGGGCTTGGGCGTTGCTGGAAGAGGGCCGACCACATCCAACCGCCGCGCTTGCGCACGCCGCCCAGCTTCTTCTCGCCGAACTGTTCCGGCCACAGCCATTCGCCAGGCTTTCGGCCCAGAGGGTCATTGTCATGCTCTGCGACGGCTGGCAGGGAAAGCACATACCAGCGTTCGCCGGTTTCGCGGTCCTCATACCAGCCGGTCGAGCCGTCGAAATTCTCGGGCAGGATTCGCCCGGCCGGATCATCCATATGCCAGCGCGTGAACACCATCAGCTGCTTGGCCCGGCCCTGCAGGCGGGACAGAAGGTCAGTCTTGTAGGTTTCCCAGACCTCTTCGCGCATGTGGGCCGACATGGCGATTTTGCGGCCCTTCACCAGATCGTCCATGAACAGCCATTCGGCGGGGTTGCCGTGTTGGTTGCCGCCGATCGCCCCAAAGGCGTTGTATTCGCCGCCGCCAGAAGTGGCCCATTGGTCCTTGGCCTGACTGTCAGGCGCCAGAGACACATCAGGGAATGGCCATTCCGGCTTGGTCAGCAGGTTGCGCACGTTGCGGCCGACCTTGCCTGCATATTTCTGGGTGTGGACCACAGACATCATCTTGGCCGTGGGGTACTTGCCCATCAGCCAGGCGGGAAACAGCGTTGTCGCCATCAGCGTTTTCGCGTGGCGAGGTGGCGCGAACAGCATGGCGCGGTCGATCCGGTCGCTTTCCATCGCCTCACATAGCTTGGATATGACCCTGATGTGTGCCGGGGGATAGAATCCGGTCATGCGCATGTAGAACCGCAGGAATGAGGTTTGCGCGGCCCGCCTGTCCTGCTCTTCCAGCAGGATCAACTCTTCCATGTCGGCGGGTGACATCATCATTTAGGCAACTGATCTTTTTTTCTTGGCGCTGGACAGGTCCACCACATTGCCCATCTGTCGCGCCCAGGCGGCTTCGCGCTCCGGCCAATAGTTCAGCCGGGCCTCTGCCGCAGCGGCCTCGACAATCTCTTGAGCAGAGAGAGGCATCAGCCCATGATCGCCGCAGACATTGCACTCGATGCGCACATGCCGGGCGTCGGTGATCGGGCCGAATTCATTGACTTGGCCGCTGACTTTTTCCCGGCGCAGCCCGCAGGCCGGGCAAGGCGCACAGTTGCCGTGCAGGGTGTGGTCAACCATCACATGACCTCCGTGAAATTGCGTTCGATGGCGATCCGCTTGATGTTTTCCCACGCCGCCCACCAGTCTCGGTCAAGGGCAACTGCGGCAAGGCGCGAGTCGCTGCCTGCCGGGAACGTCCACCACCCGTTCTCGCCAAACTGGCGGCGATACTTGCGAGCAATCTCTGACATGGCGCGACGGCTGGTTTCCGGGGTCAGGCGCCAGTGTTTCCCGCAAATCCATTCCTCAAAACGCTTGGCGGTGGTGCGGCGGCATCCTGGGACACAGCAGGAAATACGGGTGCTCATAGCAAGCTTCCCTGTTGGAATTTTTTCAGACGCGGGACGCGGAACATGTCAGGCTGCGCATATGCGGCTTCGACACGGCGGCAGGCGATGTCGAAATATGCCGGGTTAACCTCAATGCCGACGCATTTACGGCCAGCCTTGGCGCAAGCAACGAGGGTAGTCCCGCTGCCCATGAAAGGATCAAGGACAGTTCCAGCGGGACATTTGCGCATCAACCGTTCAATCAGCCCTACGGGTTTTTCGTTCGGATGCACCCGGCCATTTTTGGCCATTGACTGCACAGGTGGAAAATAGATCACGTTGCTTTCATCGCGGGCACCGATGAAGCCTTTTCCGATGACATAGATTTCCTCACTTGACGGCTTCCACGGCAAATCAAGCGCACCCATGCCAAGGGCGGGGCCCTTGTCCCAGGTGAGGACCATCCTGCAGCCAAGAGGGGTTGGTTTCGACCGTGACCCAAAAACCAAGCACGGCGTTGCCTGTGTCGCAGCCCAGATCAGCAAGAACTGATCACGGACAGACGTGTCATGGTCATTGGCGATCTTCTTGCCACCGGACCAAAGTTCGTCAGTTGCAAACCCGCTCTGATAGTCAATCCCGTATGGCGGGTCAGTGATGACCACAGCAACTGGGTCAGTCAGGGGCATCATTTCGAGGCAGTCCCCCAAAATCAGCCTGCAATCGCCGATGCGTTCCTCTCGATGGGTCATCACGCGCGCCCCTTGATGGAGAAGCCCAGAACCTGCAACGGCGTGAGAACTTTGCCTTTCGGAGCAATTGCAAGTCGGGCTTCAAGACCATCAACGCTGACCGCCGCCCCGTCCATTTTGACGCCCGGCTCAAGGCCC